TGCCGCCGACGCTAGAGCCGATGGTGTTGCCGATGTTATTGTCAAAGACCAGCGATGCACCAAGGCCGCCGAGCAGCCCGCCGCCGATTGCCAGCGGCGTGGTGGCGGCGGACACGCCTTGCGCTAAGGCATTTGGCCCGGCGCCGCCGCCGGCTGGGATTGCCGTCAGCGCACCCGACGCCGCCGTGGGTGCCGCTGCTTGTGCGCCGCCGCCAAAGATGCCCGGCGCGAAGTTAGCCAGCCCGCCCGCGCTAAACGTCGGCGTCGTCAGGCCAGACCCGATGTTGCTCACCAACGAGCCAGCGGACGCAATGTTCCCGATGCCGCCGACAGTGCTAGCCGCACCACCGGCCTGCCCGGCCGCCGCGCTACCCGCACTGCCAGTCAGCCCAAGCGCGCCCGCGACCGGCTGGATCACGGCCGGAATGATGATGCGCTGGGTGGCGAACGCCGCAGCGATGTCCGCCGCGATGCGCTTGACTGTTTCTAACAGGTTGCGCTCAGCGCCGAGCAGCGCGTCGCGGATGCCAGACTGGATGGACCGCCCGACTTCCTCCAGCGCGCCGCGCATGATGTCGGCGGTGGATTGGGTCTGGATGCCGAGATCGCGGGTGGCGTCTTCGGCCTTCTTTGTTTCTTCCTCAACATCTTTTGCGGCGTTCGCGGTGCCGTCTAGCACACTGCGATGCGCCTCAATGGCGGGATTTACCGCGTCCATGCGCTTGCGCAAGTCGGCGTAGTCGACGTTCAGCTTGGCAACTTCCTCGGACGCATCGCCCGCCGCGTCGCCAGTGTTGCGAATTTGCTCGGCGGCGTCCGGCGCCGTATCGCGAACCAGAGCCATCGTGTCTGCAACCATTTGAGACACGTCGCTGTATTCGCTGGCCTCGCGCTTGGCGTTGCCAATGACGCGGTTTAGGTCTCGGTATGCGGCGTCCAGCTCTTCAGTGCTGTCAATCGTCTTGCCGTAGTCTTCGCGGATACCCTGGACAATGCCGCGCAGCTGTTCGTTGGTGTTCGCCAGCTCGTTCAGCCGTGCGTTCAACTGCTTGAAATTGCCTGACTCCGACGCGTTGAAGAAGGCCTCAGAGACCTTGCCTGCGCTGTCCGCAAGCCCACGCAGAAACTGCTCTTGCTCCTGAAACGCGGATGCAAGCCGGCCGTCGGTGCCGAACGCCGACGCGCGCTTGTCCAAAATGCCGAGCCACTCGGCAGCGCTTTGGAGGCCCGAAATAAACTCCGGCAGCTGATCCAAGATACGCGTCAGCAGATCGTTGATCTGCGGCGCCACCTCCGCAATCGCCACCTGAAACCGCTTGGAGATGACGTCGGTCAGTACGTCAAAGGTATCACGCGCTTGGTCCGCTTGGCGGATCAGTTGGTCGCTGATGACAATGCCAAGGTCGCGCGCCTCTTGGCGAAGCTGGCCAATATCCCCGGTAAGCTGCCGGATACGCTCGCCAGCTTCGCCACCGAATAGTTCGTCAAACGCCTGAGCCCGCGCCGCTTGGTCGTCTAGTTGGCGGATGCGACGGATGATTTCGCCGAAGCCGTTGTCGGCTTGATTTACGAGCCGCTGCGCCTGGCGCGCATTGAGGCCGATTAGCTTGAACGCGTCTGCGGCCTCGCCCTTGCCCGTGGTGGCGAACTCACTAGCGCGCACCTGCAGTTCGCGCAGACCGTCGACAACCGTGTCCTGCTGAACGCCGTACCGCTGCGCGGCAAACGTCAACTCTTGCAACGCACCCGTGGTCACGCCGGCGCGGCTTGCCAAATCACGGAGATTAGCCGTCGCAGCAAGCGAACGCCCGACCAGAACGCCAAGACCACCTGCGCCAGCAACGGCAATCGCTGCGCCTTGGAGGCGACGAAAAGCGCGTCCCACCCGCTCGGCTTGCTGGTTTAGCCGCTGGAAGCCACGATCAATTTTTTGCAGCCGCCGGTTCGTGCTGGTGCCGAATTGGCCAAGCTGCTGGTCAGCCCGGCGCAGCTCACGACGGAGCGATTCCGTCTGCGCGTCGACACGAACTAGGAGGTCTTCAACGGTCTGGGCCATTGCTTACCGATGCCGATTGTGCGATGTGTTGACCATGATCCAGCCAAGCGTGCGCATATTCTTGGTCACTCTGTGCGTCCTAGTGGGCGGAGTTTTTTTCCGTTACGGGACGTTTGACCCGTGCGACATGCTCCGGGACGACTTTCGCCGGTTTAGCGTTGAGCAGTACGGATCGGCCGGCGCTTTAGCGGCAGAAATGTTGTTGAAGCGCAACGCGCTGCACGGAGATTCCTACGCTTGCGCCCGTGCGCTTATGCGCTTGCACACGACAGATACGAAAACGCTTCTTAACCGGCAGTAGCCGATTTGGGTTTTTTCCCAGCCTTGCGGGCGCTGCTGATGCCCCGCAAGGCGGCCTTGATATCCTGCTGCACCTTTTCGGGATCAGGACCGGACTGACGCTTGCGCTTGGGCGGTTCCTTGCCGTTCTTCCGGCATTCCCATTCAATCCGCCCGTCAATCGCGAGCTTGAGCCACGGGATCGGCGTCAACAACGCCTGCTCCGGCGTCCAGCCGAGCATTCCCGTGGCTTGTTTGAACATCTCGTCGATCTGCTCGTCTAGCGTCAGTCCGCGCTCGCGTTTCCCTGGTCAGCCTTGCCCTTCGGCGCCGGCTCGTCATCGTCGTCAGCCGGATCGTCCAGGTCTGGGTGCCGGCCGGTCAGCAGCAGCGTGCAATACTTCTGGACCGGACCCAGCACCTCAGTAAGCCCGGTCTCAATAACCTCGTCTTCCAGCTCACGCTCGGCCTTTTTGCCCTCAACGTTCGCGCCGGTGGCGACGACGAACAGGATGGCGTCGTAGTTGAAACTGGCAACTTGGTTAAGCGCCTCGCGGATGTTGCCGAAGCGGCGGTTGACCGCCTTCACGGACTTGGCGTTGTAGGCCAGCTTGTACGTTTCGTTCGCCGTCTCCAAGACGACGTGACTATGGTCGAGCTTGCTGCTCATGTCGGGATGCTCCGGTTTTCCAGGATCGCCAGGGGCCAGGGGTGACGGGCGGCGATGCCCCTGGTCTCACCGCCGCCCGCCTTCGCCGGCCGGCGTTAGGCCGCGGCCGTCTCGGTGATGTCGGAAACGATCTCCATCTGCACCGTGCCGGACACGTAGTCGTTGGTAGTGCCGATGTTGGTCGTGAACGACATGATAAGCGCGTCGAACTCAAAGCTGGTCGGCGTGGTGCCGGAGCCGGCCGGCGCGTCATCCAGTTCGATCTTGATCTGAACCGGCTCGTCGCTGTCGACGGCCGTTTGTAGGTCCGTCTGCCCCTGATCGCTAAGGTCACGCGCCAGCTCGACCGAAAACGAGCCTTCGTCGTAGGCGCCCTTGTACTTCCGGGTACGCCGGTCGCCGAGCGGGTTGAAGGTGCCGCGCTCGTAAGAACGGCCGAACTCCGGGATGCTGGTGATGCCGGAGATTTTGGTGTAGCTGGGCGGGCTGCTGCTGTCGCCGATGTGCAGCGTCGCGCCGGCGGACTGCGTGTAGTCAACCATGCTGTGTCTCCTTTCAGTTCATGGCCATGAAAAAGCCCGTCGCAGACAGCGACGGGCTCGGTTGCGGTAGGATGGCGCCGGCGGCGCCTACTGCTGCGTCCGCACCCGCAGCGTCATCGAGCCGGTGAACGTCCGGCCGTCTAGGTCGCGCGTGATCTGCGTCGACGTAGCTTGCACGTCCCAGGCGCGGCCTGTTCCGAGCGTCAGCCGCGCACGGTCGAGCAACGTCTCCAACTGCGCGAGGATGCTGTAGACCTCGCTCTTGCCGGGCTCGTTCGACCAGACGTTCAGGATCACGAACCGCTCGCGCGCGCGCTCGGTGTGCGTGCTAAAGTCGGCGCTGTTCTCGTCGCCAATCTCGATGTACGGATACGCGGCGTCAGTCGGCGGCGGATTATAGACCGGGACGGCGGTCCCACCGACGGTGACGTTGCCGTCGAGCGCGCCGTAGATCGCCTTCTGGAGTTCAAAGCCGACGTTCATCGCCCGGTGCTCAGCTGGTCAAGCGCCCGCCGGATCGCCCGGCGCGACTCCTCGGTGAAGTACCGCCGGTTGACGTCCATCGCCGGCCGCATGAACGGCCGCGCCGGCTGCGGCGGGATGTTACGCGACGGCACGCCCTTGGTGCCGAATTCTATCCAAACGCCCTTGAAATACTGAAACAGCTCGTCGGTCTTGGCTTTGGACAGCCGGACGCTGGACCGCCGCGCCGCGCCGAACGCCGACCGCGCGCCGCCGGCCCGCTTGTTTTTTCGCGCGGCCAACTCGGCTGCGCTGGCGCCGGGGCCGACCACGGCAGTGAGCCCGTCGCGACCGTACTTGATGTCGATGCTGCGGCGCAGGTCGCCTTCGTCTACCGGTACGCGCGTCACGGCGTCCAGGCGCACGGCCTCGGCGCCGTTGCGCACGACCTCGACCACGCCGTCGCTGATCTGGTCCGGCGCCCGGCGCAGCGTGCGGCGCAGGCGGTTGACGCCGCGGATACGGCTCATGGCAGCGCGTCCTGTACCCCGCCTGACCGGCACTCAATCCGCGTGTAGGCGGACCGCGGGCCGAAGTCGGCGATGAACTGAATTTCTAGGCTGCGCCCCTGCCACACGATCGCCATCGTTTCGTCGATGTCGGGATCTCGGCGGATCGTAACTTCGGTGTCTCTCGTAAAATCAGCCTGCTCAGCTTGGAACCGACGTTCGCCGGACATCGGCTTCACCTGCGCCCAGCGTGTCGCGTAGTCGACCCACTCAATCGTGACGCCACCCGCGCCGTCGCTCGTCTCTTGCTTCTGGCGAAACGTGACCCGCTGGTCTAGTTCGCCGGGGTCAAGCATTAAGCCGTTCGTCACGCCGCCCTCCAAAGCCCCGGATCAACGCACGCCGCCACCTTCGCGGCATCGAACGTCAACCCCGCCTGCTCAACTGCCGGCCGGAACGTCTCCGGGTCCGCCGGGTCCGGCCATACCTCCACCATATCAAGTCCCGCCGATCGCATGGCGTTGAACTGCATCTCGTGCGCGCGCACCCATTCGCGCCAGCCGGCGGCCGTGTCATAGGCGCGCATGAAGCTGGTGCGCAGGCAACTCGCCGCGATCGCGTCTACATCTCGCCGCACCACGATCCAGCGGGCGTCCGGGAACGCGCGGTGCCAGCACAGCCAGGTCAGGCACAGCTTGGCGTCCTTGTAAGTGTCCGCCGGGCCAAGCGCGGCCAGGGCGTCGCTGCGCAGGTCCGGCGCGTCCGGCAGATCGTGTAGCCTTGGCAAAGGCCACTGCCCGAGCGGATCTGCCCCGGCCGCGCGCAGCAGTGGTTTCAGCACGCGCTCGCGCACGCCAGTGTGTTCGTTCAGTCCGTTGACGTGGCCAAGCCGGGCGCCGTGCGCAGCCAAGACGGCCGTGGTGAGCGACGTGCCGGAAC